GGTAAGAAACTGCTTGTCAAGAGAAATGTAGCCTGCATCGTATACAGGAAGCATTCCTCCTGCCTGCAAGTCTTTAAACAAAGACCTATAGGCTAACTGATACTTGTGCATAAGGAATATCTGCTTTTTTAATTCAGGAACTAAATCTTCCTCTACATTCAGCACAGGATTGATTCTAGAATATACATCCTGAGTGAATCTATTCAGATTAAGAGAGATTACATTCATTGAACCAGTCTGTACTCCTCCTGCTCCTAGAGAGTAGGAGAAGTCATTCTTAATTTCTTCCAGCTGGTCTCCTATGTAGTTTCTAAGACGACAGCAAGAAGAAAGACTGTCTACAGTATCGGAAGTATAGATGAAGAAAGAATTACCTTCAGACAGTTCCTGTGCAATGAACTCTTTGTAGTCTTTATCCAGTATACTCTGTCCATCATGCAGAAGAGCTACAGTTACTACAGGAAATGTAAGAAGAGCTTTAGTACGTTCCTTATTGAACCATCTCATGAAAAACTTTTGCAGTCTGTCTACCGATTCCCATTTAGGCTTGTCTCCATCAGGGAAATAGAAGTTTCCAAATAGAGAATCAAAGTAGAACTTGTCAAAAATAGATACGTTCCAAAACACGGATTGAAAACCTCTAGCAGATGCAGGCTGGTTAAGAGCATACACAGTCTGCTGAAGTTCCTGAGTTATTTCATGTTCATTGGTATCTAAGTAGTTGTCTCCATAGTCTTTCCTAGCAAAGTGATCAAAGCATAGGAAATACTCTACAGTAGCTACTGCTCCTGCAAACTGGGAAGATATGGCAAAGATAAGATTAATGAATCCTCCATTGAAAGAGGATAGATGTTTAGGTGCCTTGGATTCTCCACCAAATGCCTTTAATCCATCTGTAAGGAATGGATACATGGAGATAGCTACGCAATAGGGAAGAAACGCACTAGTTTCGTCATGAGCATAAATAAGGTGGTCTTCAAGCTGCTTAAGGTATGTTTCAGCGATTTTATCTCCATACAGTTCCTTGATTTTTCTAGTTACTAAGCCTCTCTTAACCTGAATGTTGATGTCTTTGTTCAGTTCAGCAAGCATAGTAGCTACATTTTTGTTGGCTACATTGCTGTTAGCATCAAAAGTGCTTCCAGTAGCTGCATTGGAAGCTCCTATATAGCTGTCGATGAAGTCTAGTTTAGTCTTTAGCTGTGGTTCGGACAGCCTGCACATTTTAGCTTTTGCCATTGCACCTCCTATCGGGTGCCTGAACTGCCGAAGCCTTCAGCACCCCTTTCAGTTGAGTCTAATGTCTGAACTTCTACCATCTGCATGAGATAGGATTTCTCTATGCAGAACTGACCTATCCTGTCTCCCTTGGAGATAGTGAATTCATAGTCATTGAAGTTATGCATGATAACTCCAACGCTTCCACGATAGGTCTCGTCAATAGTTCCAGTATGAACAAACAGTCCTTTTGAGGCTAAACCGCTTCTTCCTCTCACTATGCCGTGATAGCCTTTAGGAAGCTGTACAGCTATGTTGGAGTGAATAATAGCAGTGTCGTGAGGACGAATCATGATATCTACATCTGAATAGATGTCTAGGCAAGCATCTCCTTCACGAGAATATTTGAAAGGGATGGCAGTGTCTGTAAGCTTTTTAAAGCATACTTGAGCTAGAGTACGATTAGACGCTACTCCAAATTCTACATAGGAAATATCCGTTACTGTTGGGTTGAGCATTTATCCTCCAGAGAAGCTATTGCCTTCTCTATGTCTTCTAGAGAGGCTCCATTGGGAACCTCTGCAGTGTCATACCAGTTGTAGCCTATCTCTCCGACTGCTTCGTTATGAACTATCTGATCTTCCAGAAAGTCAGCAGTCATAATAGGGATGATAGTATCATTTACCCATTTGACTAGCTCTGCATCCTTGTCAATATGGATATATAGAGCATCATAAATGGAAGAGATAACTTCCACTTTATCTTCTAGATGGTTCTCTGCTATCTTTTCATTGAATTTATGAAGAGAGAGAAGAGAAAGAATAGACCAGAACTGCGAACAGGCATTAAACACTGTCCTTATCTCTTTTTCAGGATTGTCTGTAGTAATTCTACAGCCTAGTCCTAGAGGAATATAGCCTTTGTTTTTAGCCTTAGCCAAGACAGCAGTTCTCATCTTATCTACTCCCTTGTACAGTTCATCGTGATATCTATGAAAGATATTCTCTGCCTGTTCTAGAGAGCATTTAATAGAAGAAGCTACTTTCTCTGGATATGCGCCGTAGTTTAATCCGAAGCTAACTGGTTTAGATTTCTGACGTATAGCCTTTAATGCTTTATTGCCATTCTCTACTTCTCTTTTGAATCTTTTTACGAATGCATAGAGGTCTTCTCCTTCTTTTCTAGGAAGAATAGCTTCTACTTCATCTGTAAAGTAGTAGTAAGCATTTAGACAGTGACCATCTATGCCTTGAGTAAAGATTGCACATTTATTCTCATCTCTAGATAGATTAGCTATTACCCTGTCTTCTAGAGCAGAAAAGTCAACCTGATAAATTAAGTGACTTTTGTCTGTAGACAAGCATTGCTTGATTGGTTTTGCATAGACAGAGCCAGTGGAAGGCATATTAAGAAGATTTGGAGCAGAAGAAGTAAGTCGGAATGTCTTTGTTCCAAATAATTTGAAAGAACCATACAGTCTACCATTAACAGTATTATCATAGAAAGCTTTAATGAAATTGTTTCTAATGATAGCTGCATTGCTGTAGTCAAGCATAGCATTGACTACTTCCTTGAGCTGTTTGAGTTCTTCTAGTGACAAATCACTTACTATAGGCATTACAGTTCATCACTTTTTTCAAAAATTTCATCAGGCTTAAGCCAGCTATACATGTCAGCAAAATAGGCATAGCCTGCAATGTCTACTGCATTGTCTTGATTCCACTGGTCTAGATCTGGATGGATTCTAGCTATCTTTAACAGCATCATCATTACAGCTACATCTCTAGGACGTATGTCTATGCCTAGAAAAGTACTCCAGTATTTAGATATTAGAACAAATACGTCTTCAGGATATCCACCACGTTTACCAGAAATGATGTCCAATGCCTGATTAAGAACATTCTTTGTTTCCATTCTGTTCTCCTTGTTCAATTAACGTGTCTAGAAGCTTGTCAAGCTTCTCCAGTTCATCCCTGTTCCAGCAAGGGTTGCCTTTGCCAGTAGTAGCTTCAGACTGTATGCCAAGAGAAGAGAAAAATTCTGTTTTCTGCTTTGCAGAACCACAGTTGAATTCTTCTGCCTCTTCAGCCATAGCCTTGGTAAGCCTAGGCTCTATCTTACTCTTATAGTAGATATCATACTTGTCTAAAGCTAGCTTAAGCATTGCTCTATGCTTTAAATCGTTTAAGCTTTTATGCTCAGGTTCTTCTAATAGAAGAGAAAGAACAGGATCCTTATGCACTTTTAGAAGAAGCTTTAAGTCCTTTAGAGTCCATTCAGGCTGATAGTAGTCCATCTGGTCTGTATCTTTCAGTCTCTGGTTAACTATATAGCTTCTATGAATCTTGTTAGATGGATTGCATTCCTTTGGAATGAAATCTTCCACAGTTTTAGCTTTCTGACATATATTAGTGCATTTTATAGTTTGAGACAGTGCAGACTGCTGCTGTCTAAACTTCTGCATAAGAGGATTCTGAAGCATGGTATGCTGTACATTAGCTAATACGTCTTCTACTGTATCTTCCAGAACTCTAACCTTAGACAGGTCTATTGGAATGCCTGCACTTTGCATTTTAATAATATCTGGAAGAAGCATTGAAACTATATGGTCATAGAACCATTTGCCATCCTGTTCAGGAGGCACTTCCATGGGTCTAGGTATAGGCAGATATTCAGACATTTCATTCATATCTTCCATGCCTCCAAGTCTTTAAGTATATCCTGATACAGTGCATAGGTTGCACATGCATCAGTTGCTGAATATTCAAGCATGTAATCCTTGTTCTGTTCTTCAAGAGTGAAGCTGTCTTTAGATAGTCCCCATTTGGAATACTTGTAGGACATTAAAGTCTTTAAGCCAGTTTCACCTTTAAGATGGTCTGCATTGTTGAGAATGGACTTTGCTAGAAGCTGAGTATCTATCACATGCTTGGGAAGCTTATGAGTATAATAATAGATAATGCCTCCATCATAGCCAAAGTTATGAAAGAGCATTGTCTTGTCTGTACTGACAAGAAACTGCATCAGCATATCTACCATGTTCTGGTCTTCACATACCAGTACATAGGCATCATGGTCAGACCATGCTACTGATAGATGGGTAACAACCGTTAATGATGGATGTGATAGACCTGTACTGTTGACTGACTGCTTAAGCAGACGTTTCTCTTCTCTAGATAGAACAGGAGAGAACTTGTCTAGTCTCCATTGATCCATTTTCTTCTGTGAACTGTCTGCCTTTGGAGCTACTTCAAAGTCAGCTGCAAACAGGTCTGGAAGACTTTCAAGCCATTTGCTTCCCCAGTATGTACTAGACGTGCTCTTGAAGCTTACATGCAGCGGCTGAGAGCTTGTCATAGACTGTGTTCCTTATGTATTCCTTGATAGGACCAAGAGCATCATACCATGAAGTAGGAATATTCTCTACATTGATAGTAATATCATTATTTTTAATGTTAAATTCGTACTCTAACAGGAATGGATAGTCGTTGATAGTGCATATGACAGAACCAGTGCATTTATGCAGTTCATTTACGTTTGCAAAGAAACAGTTGACATTAATCGGTTCGCTCATGAAATCCTCCTAAAATTTACAGAGATAGCTTCTAAGCTGATTCTTAATGAATTTCTTTATTTCATCTAAGTGTCTATATGCTTCATCTAAATTAAAGCCTGATATATTGAAGGTATTAAGGTCATCCATAGTAACGTCATACTCGTATTCAACCTTATAGTTGTTTCCATTAATATGACATACTACATTGCCTTTGCATTTGTGTGTTTCATGAATCTCTACTGCAAAAGGAATAAAAGTATCCTGTTCTTTAAGTTCTTCAGCTTCCATCGTTATCTCCATATTGGTGGTTTTCCTGATAAAAAAAGAGTGCTCTATATTTCAAGAACACTCTATAAATTTAAACTATAGAAGATTATTAAACATAACTTAACACGCTTTAAGGTTCTATTTATATTCCTTAGTTAGCTTGCATTCTTTGCCTTCCTTGCATTGACTTATCACATCCTGCTGATTCTCGTAAGGATCAGTTTTCAATGCATCATGAGCAGTTTCTCCAATTATAGTTCCAACTGCAGCTCCTCCCATTGTATTTAATATAGTTTCCGAATGGCTAGGAGTTCTTGCTGGAACTTTTCTAGTAAATGTACGAAATGGTCTTGCATAGCCTATTGTTCTTGCATCTGCATAGCTAGCTAATGCAAGACTTCCTGCCATAGTGACAATTAATGCAATGGAACATAGCCTAAGAAGTTTCATGTAATTCTCCTAATATGAAAGCCAGAGGCAGGACTTGAACCTGCAACCTTGAGATTACAAGACTCTTGCTCTACCGTTGAGCTACTCTGACAGAAATTTAAAAAGGAGGGGTCCATCACCTCCCCTCCTTTTATGCCTACCGATCCTTCTCTCTTTCGGTACCTCTGTGCCTAGGCTTATACTTATACAGAGGACATTCCTTGATGCTGCATAGACGTGCTTGTGCCACATCATTGCCGCAGCAGTCAACACATTTGTTGTAGCAGGCTTTCTTGATGGTTCTAAGCTCTTTTTCCAGTTCAGTCTTTGTACTCATACAATGGACATTCCTTGAAAGAACAGGAAGCTACCTTGTCATGGTAGCCTCCTACGCATGCAATGCACTTGGCATGAATAGCCTTCTTCATAAGCTCTTCTACAGTAGGCTTTGCAGGAGCTTTAACTTCCTTGATTTCCTTAACTTCTTCAGTCTTCACTTCTGATTTCTTGACCATCGAATCTCTCCTGAGGAATGGCACCTCTATAGTACCTTCCTCCAATGTTTGAGTTAATGTAGCTGGGATCTACAATGGCATCGTACTTGAAGAGATTCTTTTCTTCCAGATACGTTAGCTCAAGTTTTGAAAAGGCGAAAGCCAGTATTGTACGTTCTACTGGCTTTCTGCCTTTAACTTCCTTTGAACTGCCTTTGTAGGATTTCCAGTTGGATTCAAGCTTGATAATGTCATATCTCTGCCTAAATCCTTTGCCTGTATTCCTGAATTTAATATTTACTATGGCATCCTTATGCTTGTTAGCTTCAGATTTCACAGTACGCAATGAATACAGGCTTTTCTTTCCAATGTACAGGGTTCCATCCTCGAATAGTATTCTATAGACGAACCCTGTACATCCTTCTGGAAAGTCCTTTAGAGACAGATACTTTTTTATGCTCTTGCCATGTACCTGAACCCAGTCTGGAAGACTAGAATGGGTACTCATCAATAGACTTGAGCTCTGCTTCTTTTACCCACCATGTGCAATTATTAGTGAAAAGTTCAATACGATAAGGAAGATCATCATCATCAAAATCAATAACCTCTACAGTAGCCATAGTCCACTTGTCATCGCTGTATTGACCCTTATACCAGACTTTCTGACCAACTTGGAACTTATGTTCCTTTGTTTCTTCTTCATTTTCTTCCTTTGTATCAGCATCAACATTTGCACAGGCTTCACGAAGCTGGTCAGGCTTACACCAGAGCCAATCCCTGTCACCGTCAGTGTCAGTGAAACTTACACGATAGATATAGTTGTCACCCTTCTTTTCCTTAGTGGAAACTTCAGTGATAACACCACGGAACCACTTGCTTTCCCTAAGATAGATGAATTCTACTGTATCTCCTTCCTTGAAGTCTACAGAAGTAGTTCCAGTAGTAAAAGCAAGGGATTCATCATAAGGAATACAGTAAACATACTTGGAACTGATAGTTTCAAAAGGATATGAATTTTCATCTCCATCTTCGTCTACAGGACTGTAACGGACGAAAATATCAGGAAGCCATTCACTGGAATGATGGTCACGAACGAGAACATGATCAAAAGTTTTGAATTCACAAGAAGTTTCGTTAGACATAGCGGTCTCCTTTAAATTAGTTTGATGGGTATTATCAGTCTCTGGAACAGGGTTCTGTTCTTTAAAGAGACATTCTTTTTCTTTTTCTAGCCATTCTTCAAATAGCATTGAAGTTTTTTTAGATGGTACAGCATCTTTCCATGTAGTATGTCTTCTATCCATAATATGAAAATTTTCTTCATATTCATCAGAAGACATTTCTACACAACTACTAAGCCATGCATAAGGATAATTTTCTATCCATATACCATAGATTTTATCAGCAAATTTTATAATTGCTCTAAAATTATCAGTTTCCAATAATTTCCCATGATTGATGAAACCTTGAACTATAAAATCTACATGCTGTTTAAAAGGATAGTTTCTCACAGTAAAAAACCACTTTATCTTTTTAAATATATTCATGCTACTCCTGCCAGTTCCATCTGGATATCTGCCTTTCTAAAGCTAGCAGTCTATCTTCAGGAAAAGGCTTTACCCAGTAGGAACTTATCTGATGAACAAGATCTAGTGCATAGTTTAGATCTGCTCCTAGTTCTCTTGCATACTTTACAGCCCATACAAGCTTTCTGGAGCCTTCTCCATCCTTAGCCTGAAATGCCTGTTCAAAGGTGCTTAATGGATTCTCAAGCATCTTGTTGCAGGAGCTCTTTGTAGGAGCTTTCTTAGGAGTTATAGGCTGTGCAGCAAGAAGATCCAGTACAGGCTTTACATCAAATGGTTCTGCTTCCAGATTCTCCAAGAGAGTATAGGCAGACTTTGCATAGCTGAAGAATATCTGGCTTTTTGGAAGCAAATCACAGTTTAATCCCAGTTCATTGGATACCAGTTCAAGGAACAGTCTCCATTGAATGTCTGGAACATCTATTACGCAGGACAGTTCCAATAGAACTCTATACTTGCTTTCATTGTTAGGATTGGATGTACGACATATGAAATGCCTTATGTCTTCTAGAAGCAGATGAGCTTCTGTATCCACTATCTCTGAATCGTCAATGTCAAGTACAAGCCATTTAGTTCCTCCTTCTATATTCTCTTTAGATCTTACTCCATTAGAGAATATAAAGTTTGAATAGGCAAAGTCTCCCTGAAGAAGATTCTTCAAGTCCTTGAATTCCACTTCTTCAGACTGATAGCCCATAGCTACCTTGGTAGCTCTCTGCTGCTTGGTTCCAGATGCTTCTACATATGATACTGTAAGATATAGAGGCTTCTGCAATTCTTCATAGAACACTTCATCTCCCTTGACAGTATAGGCTCCATCTTTGTCAAATGAATTAGCCAGTTTAACTAGCTCCTTCATCTGGGTAGTAGAGCTTCCTTTCAAGGAAATGAATCCATGCTTTCTTAGATTATGCAGAGACATGCTGTATCTGCCATCTAAGGCATACATTCTGCAATAACTTGTAAAGAGTTCATAAGGTTCCTTGACAAGCTCTTTCTCAAACAGTCCTATGTCTTCAGAGATAAGCTCTACATAGCTGACTGCCTGTGTGTAGTGTTCCTGCATGATGGTTGGAGAATACTCTAGAAGAGCTAATGCTCCAGCAAGCTTGAATGCTTTCCAGTACATGTGCTGTCTGCACAATTTTGCAATGGGAAACATCGAGTTCATTGGTTTAGCCATTTCCTCGCAATACTGCTTGTATAGAGTGCATAGCTCTCTAGCTTCCTTTGACACTGTTAAACAGGAGAATGGACAGGAAACTAGATCAATAGTGAGAGAGTCTATGAATGCAGATAATTTCTCTCTACTTTCTTTTGCCTTGTCTTCCATAGCTGTTTGAGCTTGAAGAAGCTCGTCTACTGAATCGTAGTCTAAAGCTTCTTCCTGATCATTGGCATAAATAAAGAAAGATCTCCTAGCCAATTTG